TCACTCTAAACGCCTACAAGGTAGCTACTCGTGAGTATATGGCTTACGAAGAAGAAGAGGATTCAATCCTTGTTCTACTACCTATCGTTCGCGATGCAATGATTCGCCGTATCGCTCGTTCAGTTGATGCTGCCATGATCAATGGTCAAGGCACAGCTGCTGATCCAGTCAAGGGCGTAGCAATGTATGACGCCAGCAGCGTTGTAACAGTTGACAGCACTGCTGCTGTATCTGTTGCCAACATGAGAGCCCTACGCAAGGATCTCGGAGCTTGGGGTCTAGAGCCTTCAGAGCTAGTATATGTTGTAAACACAGAAGTTTACTACAATCTATTAGATGACACCAACTTCCTAACAGTTGACAAGGTTGGCGATCGTGCTACTCTATTGAGTGGTCAGATCGGTGCCATCGGTAACACACCAGTTATCGTAAGTGGTGAGTTCCCATCAGTCGCTGAAAGCACAGCCGGCGGTCACACAAACGTAGCAGCTATCTGCTTTGCACCTGCTAACTTCATCGTTGGCAACCAGCGTGGTCTACGTGTTGACACACAAGAATTGGTTGAGAAGCAAAGCCGTGTATTAGTGGCTTCACTACGTACAGGTCTAACACAATTGACAACTAACCTAGGCCCTGCAGTAAGCACCCTACGTTACGTCAACGTACCCTAATGTACAATAAAACTGGGGACTGAATAGTCCCCGGTTTTTCCAAAGGGTTGTAGAAATCCTTTGGAAAAACCAAGGAGAGGTCATGGGAATAAGCCTAGTTACTCTAAACGAATATAAAAATTATGCGGGTATTACTGGCCCAAACCAAGACACAGCTATAAGTGCCATCATTCCCAAAGTGAGTGAATTGGTAAAAACACTCTGCCGTCGTACTTTTAAAGACTACATAGACGACGCAAAAGTTGAGTATTTTGATGGTGGTGATGTGTTTAATCCAGCTGAAGCACCTGTGTTACAGATTCAGGGTATTGAAAAGAGCACAGACTACGGCAACACTTGGACCAGTTTGACAGAGTATAGTGACTGGGTATTCAAGAAGAGTACTCAGCAGGTTGTTCCTGTTAATCCAACACGTTACTTTGAAGACTTGATCAACGGATACAAGATCACATATACAGCAGGATATGAGACTCTTCCAGAAGACCTGAAACTAGCTGTTTTAGACCTCGTGACGTATTATCTCAAGAATGAGGCCGCTGTACACAGTACAAAAGCTCCTGGCACAAATAGTGTGCAGATCGAATACATATCAACCACAAACATGCCTGCACACATTAAGAGAGTGTTGGACTTGTATGTAATGAATTACAACTGATATGGCTTCCCTGAGATATAGAAGGCTTCATGCTAGAAGAATTCCAGATTTAATGATGGGTTCAATTTTAAATGGTATGAAGAAAAAAGCTAGAGAACTAGCACTAAGAGCAAAAGTTTCAGTTGCTGATAGTAAGACTAAGTTTAATGATGTTTTGCGAGCTAATTCACCGAGCATATATTTAGTAGATCCACAGTTGATAGCTACTAGTATTATTTCTGCATTATTTAGTAACGATGGAAATAATAAGTATATTTCTAAAATATATTCCAAGTCTTCGGGTAGCGACACTAGAATACCTCTATTTTCTGATAGTCCACAAGATGAAAAAAGATTCACCAGGGTTGTAAGGACATTTAAAAAAGTAAATAGGGCAGAAATATCTAATTTTCAAAATAAACTAGAAAAAAGTATTGCTGACGCACTAATTGCTGATTTTAATAAAATAAACACTGCTACGTTACTTAACACTGCGAAAACTACTTATTTTGCAATGTTAAGACAACTACAACAGGCAGAAACAAAAAAGAATAGAGTGTATGCTGACTTTAGAGCTGCTGCAGCCAAAGCTGGAGCAGAAATACGAAGAGAATTAAATATCGTAGGTATTTCGGTAATAGAAGATCCCGAAAATATGATACAAAATCTAAACAACAGAATACCTTTTGTAGCTTTTAATTTTAATCAAGGCGTCAAGAATATAAATGTTAGTGTTCAAAAAGCCTTAGACAAAGAGTTTAAAGCTCTTTCAGACTTAGTAGAATTTAACAAAGTAGAAGTAGGTAATTTAGTTCACGCCGGACACGTTGGCATATATCAAGATAACTCGCTATTGGGTATAAATATGCCTTCTGGTATTATTGCCGGAATTGCCTCAAACAATCTACAGAATATAGAAAATGCAATTGGTAATCTACCACTACACGTAGAACACGGTATAAGACTAACAAAGAAATTCGCAAAAAGAGCAGGAGTTTTTCTAGATCTACAATTTAATTTTGTAGTATCTATGGAAGGCACTTTTAATAGTGCAATTCTTGGTCCCCAAGAACAGGCCGCAATTCGGGGTATTGTTGGACAAGTAGGTGAACAAGCCCTTGTTGATGTAATAAAATCTAGAAGTGGTGCCGAAGCTTTTGCAGAAGTTGCTAATATGTTACCAGTAGCGGAGAGCTCAAAAACACTGGTTGATTATATTAAACAATCCGTGCTAGATGTATTTAAAGGTAAAGATGGCGTAGACTATACACAAAAGAGCAAGTTTAAGGGTACCGGCCTCGATGTAAATAAACTTACTTCAGCAGCTTTATCTAAAAATAGAACAAAGTCCAAAGTTAAAGCACGCTCAAAAGTCCCGGCCAAACCGAATATAGTAGTACAACCAAAAAGTGCAGTAAATCTATCTAGCTTATTAAATCTTATTAATAGCGACCTACATGATCAAATCAAACGCAACATGGGCACTGGAAATCGCCGAGATGTATTAAACTACCAAACTGGTCGCTTTGCTAACTCAGTCAAAGTTGAGCGATTAAGTCAGAGTCGCGAAGGTATGATAACTGCTTTCTACAGTTACATGAAAAATCCATATGCAACTTTCTCCAAAGGCGGCCGACAAGAGCGTCCAGCCTCAAGAGACCCTAAACTGCTAATAAGCAAGTCTATTCGAGAAATTGCTCAGACTCAAGTAGCCAACCGTATGAGGGCCGTCAATGTCTAGAAGAACCAGTATAGTAAAAGCACTAACAGAAAAGCTGAAGTTAATAGACGGAACTGGACTTTACAAAACCGACCTTTATGGTGCAGCCTTTTCCAAGTTAGTCTTTTGGGATGAATGCAATAACTTTCCGTCCGTATATGTAACCCCAGGAACCGAGATGAGGGAGTACCTTCCCAGTGATTTTACTTGGGGATTCTTGGGATTGTGTATCAAGTTGTATTGCAAAGGCGATGACAGCCAAGAACAGTTGGAAGCTCTATTGGAAGACGTAGAGACCTGTGTGGATGCCAACCGGGTTTTAGTATATGACGAAACCAATGGCTATGAAACCACAGAAATTTTGATTACCAGCATAACCACAGACGAGGGTTTGCTTGCTCCGTATGCAGTCGGAGAAATAAATCTACAAGTTCGATACCCGATAATGTAGAAACAATACCCAAAGCTACCGCGGATAAAGATCTAGCTATGCTTGGTGGTATTATGTCACCATAAAGGAAAAGATATGGCAATTAATTTACTTCGTAATGCTAACGTCTTCTTTACTACAGCTGTTAACGCAACAACTGGTAATGTAGATGTTAGTGCTATTACAACTTCAAACACACAACAAATTCAGGTATTGGACGGTTTCACTTTTAGTCAAACATTTACAACTGAAAATGTTACACTAAACGAAGCAGGTGCAACACCTAGTCGTGGTCAAAGAGGATTTATTACTGCTCAAGAGCCAGTTCAGTTCTCTATGAGCACATATATTCGTCCAAAGAATGGTACAACAAACGTAGAAGCTGAAGAGAGTGTTTTGTGGAATGCTTTTTGTTCTGCTGACGCTATTGGCACAGCTACAAGTGGCTGGGATGCTGGAACTATTGCTGCTGGCAGTACTGTTGTAATGACCGGAAGCAACAAACACCAACTACAAAAGTTTGGTTTAATCATTATTCTTGATAAAGTCACATATGTATTAAATAATTGCGTACTAGATACAGCAACTATTGATTTTGGACTTGACGCCTTAGCCACTATTGCCTGGACTGGAAATGCTAGTACAGTATCACGCGACGAAGACGCAACCTTAAGCGGACTGGGCACAGCTACAGTAACTATTACAGGATTGCACACAGCCGCTGTTTCAGCAGCTGGCAAGATTACTGATGCAAACTACATTGCCAACAAGTTGAGTACTGTAAGTATTACTGCAGGAATTGGTGGAGGTGGTACAAGCTATGTAGTACCTATCACTGGTGGTAGTATTGCTCTAAGCAACAATGTTACTTACTTAACACCAGCTAATTTAGGTATTATCAACCAACCTGTAACCTATTTTACTGGTACAAGAGACGTAAGTGGTAATGTTACTGCATATCTACGCAGTGGCGAAACAAACGACACCAGTGACCTAATGGCAACATTGATGGCCAATACCAGTGACGTTAGCCCAGCCTACCAGATTGTAATCAAGATTGGTGGAGCTACTGGTCCTCGCGTAGAAATGACAATGCCTGCAGCAATGATTACTGTTCCTACAATTGATGTACAACAAATTGTAAGTACTACAATTAACTTTGTTGCACAACCCAAGGCAGCTGCTAGCGCCGAGTTTGACATTACTCAAGCGAACGAAATATCGCTTTTATACAAGGTCAGCTAATAACAACCAATAAGGGGACCTAGTCCCCTTATATTTATAGAAAGAACAAATGTCAATTTCTAATATCAAAACCCTATTAGTACCAAACAAGACTGTGGAAACTGAGTTTCCTGGTCTGCCGGGCTTTAAGATCAAATTGTGCTTTTTGAGTCGTGAGACACTTACTACAATTCGTAAAAAGAGCACCAAGACCGTGTTCAAAAACCGTCAAATGACAGAAGACTTTGACGAAGATCTTTTTTTACAGTTGTACGTACAGAACACAATCAAGGATTGGACTGGCCTAACACTGGAACATCTTGCCAAACTGGTACCAATTGAACTGGGCGATCGTGACCCAACCACTACAGTAGACTTCTCAGATGAAAACGCGTTGAGTTTGATGAAGAACAGTACCAACTTTGATAGTTTCATTACAGAACAGGTCACAGACCTGGGAAACTTCTAAGCGACCAGAATCATGCCATAAAAACTGCAATAACCAACTTCTTTCAAAACAGTGCTGTTGGAATGACCAAAGATACTTACTATCAGATGTGTGAGGCGTTGGGAAATCCACCAGTAGAAAGCCAAATTCCAGTAGAATTTGATGACTTTCCAGTTGAGGTACAGACTTCATTTGAATTGTACCAAGTATTGCAGGATGTGTGGGAAGGTATGAGTGGTACTTACATGGGTAAAAACATGAGTGGGATCGATGACTTGTTCAATATTTACCAGGTGCCACAAGACGAAAAGCGGTTCATATTAGAATTGATAGCGATCATCGACAGTGAACGTGTGAAACAGCTGTCAGAAAAGCGTAAACAAGAGGAAGCAGTTAAATCCTCAAAAAGCCCGCCTTAATGGTGGGCTTTTTTATTTTTGGTTTGACGGGGTTGTGCTTACATGGTATAATTAGAGCTACTTGAATAAGCACTAATTTTTGTGCTCGCTCATCCCTCAAGGAGAGGCTATGGCAGATGTAAATATTTCAATGATGCTTGCCGATCAAGGCAACTCAATAAAGAAGAGAACAGGTGAGACAAAAGAATTAAATACTGAGCTCACCAAAACACAAAGACTAGCCCGTAGCGCTTTTAGTGCTAGTAGTGGTATGGCACCACCTGGACAGCAGGTAGAAGATTATGGCCGCGGAAGAGCGGCTATTGGCACTGGCGCCGCGGGTCGTGACTTTGCTAACCAAGCCCAAGGTCTTGGTGGTTTGGTTCGTGTGTATGCTACATTTGCTGCCAACTTATTTGCAGTTAGCGCAGCATTTAATGCCCTAAAAAATGCAGCAGATACTACCAATCTTATCAAAGGTCTTGAACAGTTGGGAACTGCCAGTGGTGTGAACCTGCCAAAAGTAGCAAAAGATTTGGAAGCTGCTAGTGGTGGTGCTATCTCTCTGCGTGATGCTATGACAGCCACAGCTCAGGCTAGCAGTGCTGGTATGAGTGGTGAAAACATCAAACGAATGGGTGATGTAGCACGCAACGCCTCCCAAGCACTGGGCGTAGACATGAGTAATGCTCTTGATCGACTAACCCGTGGTATTACTAAATTAGAACCAGAACTGTTGGACGAAATCGGCATTTTTACCAGAACAGAACAAGCATCTGACGAATACGCACGTCAACTGGGTAAAACAGTGAGTTCACTTACCAGTTTTGAAAAGCGCCAAGCATTTGCTAATGCAGTGTTGGCTGAAGGCGAACAAAAATTTAGTGCTATTGCGTTGGAAACCAATCCCTATAACAAACTGTTAGCCAGCCTGAAAAATCTATCTCAGGCAGGATTGGAATTAGTAAATAAAGTTCTTGGCCCGATCATAGACTTCTTATCGAAAAGTCCTACGGCTTTGGCAGCGGTATTAGGTCTAATAGGTACTAGTCTTTTAAAACAAGCAATTCCTGCATTAACGCAATGGAAAGCAGAACTTCAAGATGGTGTAGAACGTACAAGTAGTTTGGCAAAACAAAACTTGGAACTATTCAGAAACTATCAACAAGATATTGCCCGTCAAACTTCTCAAAATATCAGCCAAACAGTTAGAGATAACGCAGAAATAGCAAAAACTGGGTGGGAATCACAACAGGAATCAACAAAGAAAAGTGTATTAAAAAATAATAAAGAACTACGCGGATTAATGAGGCAGGACTTAGAACAAGCTTCCCAGCAAGATCTCCAAATACTGGATAGGATTAGGCAGCAATATGAAAAAGCTGCAGGGGCAAGCTATCAAGATCCTGGTAGGCAACAAGCTGCTCAGGCACGTTTAGCCGAATTTCAACGTCAAGAGCCAGAAATAAGAAAATTAATCCAAGCCCAATTAGATTATAACAGTGCAATAGAACAAGCTACTCCAAGAAATTTAACTTTACATGGAAAATTACTTCAAACAATTGCTAATAATGCAGATGATGCAGAAAGAAAGATGAGAA